GTTTGTAATGTTGCTAAAATGGTTGTATAAGGTTGATTTGATATAGCTAAATCAAAGTTATAAAGGTCATCAACAAAGTAAAACTCTGCTGTTCCACTAACACCAGCAAATGTACCACTAAGTGTATTTAAATTATTATTGCTATCTAAAAATAAAGAAGTGTCTTTGGTTTTTATGGAATAAATTTGTTTGCCGCTTAAATCATAGAATCTACATTCTGGTCTTAAGAATGACCATTTATAGGTGTTAGCTTGTGGTGTGTATGATCTTGAATACTTGCTATCCAATGTTACAATATGATCACCTTCATAAGAAGACGTTATGTTGATTTTAAATGGAAACCTATTAATGTGACCAGCATAAGTTGGTGGTGGTGTAAAATCAAAATATATTGATTCGTTTAATGGTAATGGAAATTCAACTATATACATAGTTTTTAATAGTCTGTTACTTGTATAACCCCAGAAGGTTCTATTATCTCAATTCTGGAAATTAAATTTGTAATATTGTTGAATTTTGGATATTGGAAATATTGCAATTGTATATTTTGTGTAGTAACATTTGCGTCTAGGTTAGCATATGTTTCATTCCATATAATCAATGAAAGACCGTTAACATATGTATTTGTATCGCTTCTATAAGTTTGAAATGATTCAATGCCATCAACATTTGTAATGTCAGTTGATAGTTGATTAATATCAATCATCTGACCTAAAGTTGAAGTGGTATTATTAAAGTAAGAATTTATAATTTTAATAACATCATTTAATATACCAGAAGATGCTCTTCTCGTGTTTGAACTTTTACGAATTAAAAGTTTACATTTAGAAATATCATTAATGTTTACTTTAGATAATGGAGATTTTACATAAAAATCTAAATCCATATAAACTGGATCAATTGGTACAACCTGTGACGTTAAAACTTTACCAGCCTGTAAATCATTTAAAATGAGTTCTTTTTGTGCAGCATTTACATATTGTTGGGTTCCATTTAATGGAACAAGATACACATAAATGTTGTTAAAGTTACAACTGTTTGCAAATTGAACTTGGTTATATAATACTCTACCATCAAGTTGAGGGTAATTTAAACCAATATCATAAAGATACTTTAAATGACCTGTTAAGTAATCATCATTGTTAACTACATGAACATCTGATATGATATTGTTATAATTATTTTTAATAAAGTTTTTAAAGTCTAACGTTGTGACTAATCTTTGTTGGTAACTGAAATTTTTTGATGCATTGCTTCTAATTTGATCAACGCTTTCTTCTTGTGAATAAGGATTTGATGGATATTCATTAGATAACGAAATATACTTGATTTGATCACTTGTTAATAAAGATGAAATTTGAGAACTAGTTAAAATATCATTTTGGATTTCTGAAAAATTAATGCTATTATATGGAATTAAACTACTAGTGTTTATAGTGTTTGCAGCTATAGTTTGTGCATCGGGATCTAAATTTAGATAATAAACAATTACATTGTCATTTATATTTAAAGATTTGCCATTAATATTATCACCAAATTTAATTTCATAATTTTGATTTGGGTTATATCTTAATTCATAAACTCTATCAGTTGATTTATTTAAAAATAAATTTTGAGTCTGTGACCACTGTGACCAAGTACCAGTATTAATATCCTTTACATAAACAAAAATATTAAAATGATCAATATAAGTTGATGTGCCTAAATTTAAATATAAAACTTCATTGTTATTACCTAATGCATTATAAGTTGGATATTCTTGAAACTGTCCTTGGTATAAGAATAAATCAGAAATTTGATTCTGTAAATGAATTAACCCGTCAGCAGTATTTGTAAAATATATGTCATTATTAACCGAAAAACTTGTTCCACCAACACTTAAATATGTGTATCTAGGTATTATATAATTTCCAGCTGGTAAATTAGTTTTTGAGTTAATATTGTACCCAACAGTTTGTGTAACTTTACCAACAGGATTATAATTTAAAAGTTTTACAATTCTATTCATGTTTTCATAGATTTGTGCTTCTGAAAACAAACTTTCTGATGATGTTTTATTTAAATAGTATAAAAGTGTACTGAAAGTATAGCTTATTACGTCTATCAATGCAGATAAATTTGATCCTTGATAATTTTGATCGGTGAATATCTGTCCTTCGTTTAGTCTTTGAACTATTAGATCTCTTATACTAGTACCGTCAAAAGAAATGTATGAATTGTTATTAGCCATTATTAATAATTATCTTAAACTATCACTTGTCCTCCCATTTGAGCAAGAATAGTGATAACATCCTTGTTTGGTAAATCTTTAAATTGATAAAATACACTTATCGCATAACCTTCGCCATAAGATGCAGTTGGATTTTTTGAAATTGTATTGTTGTTTCTTACAAATACTGAAAGTTGACTACCATCTAAATTATATGATGGTGAATTGTTTTGATTTGGTACAACATAAACTTGTAAAACTGTGATTCTTGGTTCATATTGTGTTATGCCATCATATATTAAGTTTCCTATTGCTTGTGCACCTAATTCACTAACTGGCTCAAATAAAAATGATTCTAAAGAACAACCAAAATTGGGATCTAAAACTTTTTGACCTTTCATGGTTGTAAAAAGGTTTCTTATTGAGTTTTTAACAGCTTGAATATCAGTATCTACAGATATATCACCACCTTGTGCTGGTTTATCTCCTAATCCAACATTATTAGAAAAAGAAAGATCCAAGTGCAAATCTTTATAAACTGGACTAGTAATGGTAACTTGATTACTATTTAAAGTATTAGGTGAATTAACTTTTTTTGGTTGAATTAAATTATTTAGGTCGATTGTTGCCATGACAAGTGTAAATATACTTATAGCATATGACCAAGTTTAATAAATTTGATACACTTTTAGAAACAGCCTTTTCACATTACTCAAATGGTGGATTCCGTGAGGGTAGTCCAGTAAGACTTAAACCTTCATTTCTAAAAAGCAATTATTTTATCAACCATTATAGTGGTGATGAAGTTTTTGTTAATTGGATTACTGATTTAATCGAAAGAAATTATTTCTTCTTTATCAAAAGAGTTGTTGGTCATGGTGCAATGCAGGATGTAAAGGACGCAAATGATAATGAAGGTGCGGGTATGGCTTACTTAATTTTAAAGCAAGATCCTAGAAGTGTATCAGTTCCTACAGAGTTAGGAGAATTCACCGTTCCTGCTAGTTTTGAAATACTTGAAGTTTTAAAGTTTGGAAATAATCTTCCTCCAGTTCAAGGAACACCAAATAAGTACGAGCTTCCTATTGGTGATCAGAAAGCTCAACCAGTTAAAATTGACATTACTATTAATAATCGTCCTTCTGATGATGAGTTACCTTTAACTAATACTGCAATCCCTGCATCCCCTGCTAGTGGTGCAGTATATGCTAAACCTACAAAGCTTAAAAAATATTCTCGATAGCCATTAGGCAACAAAAGAAGTTAATTTCGTGATCTACTACGAAATTGTCTCTATATAAATGTTCGCCTATATCAAGTAAGATTCTTTTCTTCTTATCGTCCTTTATATTTGCCGAATTATAGAAGAAATCCATAATTTCTTTCATAAGAGTCTGATAATCTCCAGCAAAACTTCTTTCGTTTTCTATGACGATCTTTCGTATCTCAATAGAATCGATTTTACATGTCAAATTGGTATATACTTTCTTTGCCAAATTCTTAATATCATCAGACTCTTTAATTGTCAGTGCACCTGAAGCAGAAAATCTCTGTAAATCATTGATAATCCTCCTTAAATCAGGATAGTGTTTTTTGATATGTTCTACCAAAGTAATCTTTTGTTGCTCATCTACAGTTATATTCTCAGATTTAAGAATATAACTGCATCTTTTAATACAATCAGTTATATCAGGTTGTATCTTAAACCTCAAACACCTAGATTGTATGGGTTCAATGATTCTATTAATATAGTTCGCCGTTAAAATGAATCTAGTGGTATTAGAATACTCTTCCATTACGCTTCTCAAGATCCTTTGAGCTTCCCCTGACGTACCACAAAATTCATCTAATATGATTACCTTCTTTTTACCATCAAGTGATGAGGTTTGCGCAAAAGAAATTACCTTGTTTCTTATTGTGTCTACGCCATTTTCATCTGATGCATTAATGTAAAGATATTGGCATTTCAATACATCATTAACTAAGATCTTGGCAAGAGTTGTTTTACCTGTTCCAGCATTACCATGTAGAAGCAAATGTGGAGTATTTTCGTCTATAGTTGAAAAAAACTTTGAATTCTCTTCAGACAATACCAAATCTTGCAAAATTTTGGGTCTGTATTTTTCGACCCATAATTGATTATACAAACTCATACCCTCAATGATAGAGGATATTTTGAAAATGTCAACCGTTTATCAAAGTTCTACCATCACTTTGAGTATGGCTAGAAAGCATTTCCGTTGTTTGTTGTTGGGGCATTATAACCTGTGCAGATTTAATCCAGTTAATGATTTCGTGTACTCTTGAAGTTGGAATAGTAAAAGTTCCAACGTTTTGTATTGTTATTGTTGTTGTCATATATAAATATATAGGTAAATATACTTACATGTCAAGCGATAACGAAATAGATTCAATTATAGATCAATTAAAGGCAGATGCAGTTCCTGCCAAAACAATTATACCAGAACCAGAACCATTAGAGGAACTTACTGATGAGAATGTTGGGGATTATGTGTACAAGAAATCAGCATCATTAGTTGAATCAACACTTGGTGCTGTTCAAGCATTAAAGGATAATGTTTTAACTGGTAGTGACCCAAGAGAAATATCAGCATTGTCACAGCTTATTAATTCAGCAACAAAAGCACTTGATCAACTTAATAAAATTAATATTCAAAACAAACAAAGTAAAAATAACATTGAAGTTAAGAGAATGGAAATTGCCGCTAATGCAGACAGACCACAATTACCTAACACTACAAACGTATTAATTGCAACGAGAGATGAAATTATGTCTCAAATTTTTAATCCTAAATCAACAAAAAAACAACCATTAGAGATTGTTGATGCTGAGTTTTCTAAAGAAAATTGATGTTCCCGAAATTGGTTTCGGGAAGATAATATAAATTATTGATTTTAAATAATTTATATAAATAAAAATTACATTTCCTATACATTTATTAACAAATGAAGAGGTTTTGTAAAGAATTTGGGCAAGAAAATGCCCCAACCCATAGCAATCTGGATTGGGGCGAACTTTTTCTTTAGCTGAACTAAACTTAGAGGTAGTTGGCGACTGCGCCGTTACCTGCAAAGTTTTGTCCGAGACCCTTAACTATGATCATGTGATAGTATAAAGATGCACCGAAGATATGATCAACTACGCCGTAGCGAGTCATAAGACCTACACGTGGTGCAAAGTCATTAGGACCAACTGTGCGTTGGATCATAACTGGGATGTATGGGCAATATACAATACCTGTATCATAGTATTCGGTTCCCTTGTAGCCTAAGAGGGCGTACTCAACCTGATTTGTTCTTGCTCCTGAAAGATACTGCGCATCTGTACGGGTATCACGGTAGACGGTAAAACGTCCTCCGAGAGTACCAACTTTAGCGATTCCTGTTGGCTGCGTGTTAACGTTGCCGTTAACTGGCATCCACTGGAATTCTGGTAACATTTCTAAAATTGCACACACACGAGGTGTAGCAATGATGAAGTTAGCAGAACCTCTACGGTTACGGATTGCGACACGATTAGCCTCGACAATTACCTTACTGTAGAAATCACGATTTCTTTCGCCCAACCAACGTGCGTCAGCTGAAGCGGCGTACCAATACGAGAATCCGTTACCTGCTGTTGCAGAAATGCCAGAGCCTGTTGGGCCTCCAGCATTGAGACATACTTGGATCATACGGATAACCATTTCACGGTCGATTTCTGCCTGAATTTCGTAACTCATTGCGTTAGTTAATTCAGAGTCGATGTCGAGTCCGTTCATGTTCTTAAGATCCTGTTCAAGTTCAACTGACCAACGAGCGGCAAGGCGGCGTGTGCCAGCCTCAACTGCTGTCTTGCTGAACTGAACAACAACCTGTGGGATGTTACCAGTTAATTCATAGTCACTTAAAAGTGCTGCAATACCTTGATCTGCTCCGACCATGTCGAAATCAGATCCGTTGTTTGCTAACCCAGAAAGCTGGGCTGCACTTGTGCCTGTGAATCTTGTATCTAAGTATTGATAGCCTAGTTCCTGTCCATCGGAAGCTGTACGGGGGTTTCCATTAACGTCACTTGTTGTGAGTCCTGTACTATACCCGTCGATTCCGTTGACACCTAAACTATCTGCCTCATATTTGTAACGAAGAGCAAATGCAAGTCCGACTGGTCCGCTCATTGGCTGTACACCAACGATCTCGTTTGTGATAAGCTCTGGGAAAGTACGACGAACCATCGGTATAAGAACCTTTGGTAAGCGACTATCACCAGCAGCATAACGATCTCCTGAAAAATTAGAAGATGCAGCACCTGGGTTTCCGAAGACTCCCGAAGCACCACCGTAGATACCACCAGAGACATTTCCTCCTGCCTCTTCGATGCACCAACGCTCCTGATTTTCCATGAGAATAGCAGTAGTTAAGCGTGAGTGCTCGTTTTCGATTGCAGCAACCTTATCGGATGTGTAATCAAGAACTGGGGCCCACTTTTCAACTAACTGCTGTGCACGAGAACGATCAATGTAGCCTGTGGCTGGATTAACGTTTTTCATTTGTTTTGTTTACTCCTATGGAATAGAATACTGTGATTGTTAAATAATTCAGAATTTATAGAATTTAACTTCTATAAGATTCAGATTTCTTTAACTCACTCAGATATCCGCTAACTTGGGAAAATCCCTCATTAGAATTAGCTACCGATTCGGTAACTACTGAACTTACAGGAATCTTAGCGTCTCTGGTTTTAGCAGAAAGCTTTGCTTCCGTAACAAGTTCAGACGTAGCTTCTTGTTCGCTACGCTCAAACATCTCAACAACATAATTAAAATTCTCTTCAATATAAGAACTGTCTTTGTCGTTTAACAATTTAACAATAAAATCTTTTTTAGTTGATGGCATACCCTTGGTTTTTTGTTCAAGAATAATAGTAGATTCAACTAATTTAAGCTTTCCTATGAGAGCTTCATTTTCTTTATAAGACTCATTGATCTTTTCATTAAGATTATCAATGGTTCTTTTACCTTCAGCAATTGTTGTCTTAATTCCAGAATTAATTGATTCTGGATTAAATCCAACGATCTGACGGATTTTTTCAAGCTGTGTACGAGCATATGTGTTCTCTACAGCTTCTTGTAATTGAGTTTTTGGTAAAGCCTTCTCCAATGCTATATCGATGAAGTTACTAACGTCATCAATCATTTTATTTGAAAAAGCTTCTGCCTTTTCATTTAAAGCCTTGCGGTAAAAATTAACAAGCTTTTCTAATTTGCTTGTGTGATCTTCATTAATTGAATTAACAACCATTTGAAGTTTTTCGGTATGATCACTATCAATAGCCTCTAAAAGTTTTTCTAACTTAACTGCATGTTGTTCGTCTTGTTGTGAAAGAGCATTTTCAACTTGGAGTGCTGATCTTGATTCTACTTTTTCGCTTACAGCAGCTTCAAATGCTTCAGCGATTGCTGTTGCTGTTTCTTCGGAGATTACACTCTTGTCTAAGTTTTCTAAGATGGCTTTGAAATTCTTCATATTATGTTATAATAACTTATCCTTACTTGTTCCCTTTTTTAGAAACTTTTTTAGTTACTCCAATTTTCTTTAAGAAAGCCGCTTGTTTAGCGGATACTGGCTTTTTGGGATCTGACTTTTTTGAAGTTGATTTTTTTGAGTCTGACTTTTTAGTATCCTTTTTGTCTATGACTTTTTCAATCTGCTTGGTGGCTTTTGCCTCAACAATTTGATTGAGTGATTTATTAGCTTGTGCGTAATCTCTTGCACAAACTTGTGCTAAAAAGTTTTTTATTGATTTACGAATATCCATATGTGTATTATTACTTATCCTAAGATGTTACAATTAATAACTTTTTAATGCATTAATGAATGCAACAAATTGTTCACGGAGATATGCATCTTTGTTTTTTAAAGGAAGATTTGAAATACTTTTTTCAAACTTTTCATAAAATGCTTCGAGTTCACCATTGTCTTTTAACACCCATTGTTTGGATTCTAATATACCGTTAACAAATGCAGTTGGCACAGAAGGATCAGCAACAACATCAATTGCTACAAGTCTAAAGTCAGAAACTTTACCAACTCCATTTTCTTGATCAACTCTTCCAAGTGCTCTTGATGAAACGCCAAGTTTTACTCCATCCATAATTAATGAACGAACAACTTGACCAACAGGTGTTGAAAGAATTTTTGATTTACCTTCAAATATATTTCCATCTTGCTTTAATTCTGTAACAATGTGACAGGCTCTTTCTAAATTGATTTCAGGAGATGATGGGTGATTGAGTTCGCCTGTTGCACGGTTGCCTTTGATCATTTCTTTATCATAACGAGCAACTTCTCTGACCATCTCTTCCAATGGATATACACGCTTGTTACGATTTGCTTCATTAGCCATTAGAAACGGTCCTTTAATGTACATGTTTGAAGGTGAATTACGATTTTGTTCTTCAACCAAATACTTTAATTCATATGTAGGTTGCTCGACCAAAAGATTATAAACGTTACTCATATATTAATTACTTAGTCTTTTATTTATACTAATTAAGGTGTTTTTCATTAAGAATTAAAAAAGTATATCCATTTTTTTTACACCATTGCCTAGCAGCGTCCCATTTAGCCTGATTAACTGCCCATGTGACTTTTTCGTAAAGCATGGTGGATTGCTTTTTTTTGTTAGTTATAGTTGGGGGTCTTGTTTGCTTTTCTGGTTTAACTTCAATTAATAGTTTTTGAATTTTTCCATTTTTATCTTTTAATGTGGCTACGAGATCAACAAAGTATTTGTGTACTTTTCCATCTTTTGGTGATTGGTATGGTATTACAATAGACTCGCTTCCCCATGTTAATATATTATTATTTTTATCCAAATATCTCATTGAAATTAATTCAAGTTTTGATCTGTATATTATGGGTATGCTTCCTTTGTATTTTAAGGGGTTTAGTGGTTGATATATGCCCTGTGTGTAGTTTTGGTTTTTTTTCATGGTTGTTCATTTGAGTCTCAAATGAAGTAGTGGTTCATTTTAAAACACTAAGATAATCAATTAAGATTATCCCAAGAAAAAGTGAATAGGATCTCTATCGATCATATCCGTTACTATTTCTTTTTCTAAATCATCTTTTTCTTTCTCGCCTTGACGTTGTAAATCTGCATAATTAACGGTTTGATTTCCAAATAAATTAGTTCCAGCATATTTTCCTCTAACGTGTCCTAGAGTTATTTTACAAAGTGCCAATGTATATCTATAAACCCATAACTGGCTTACGATATCTTTAATTGCTTTTTGAACTCTACATCCAATTAACCCGTAATATGGTGATAATAAGAAATTTGGTTCTGGGATGATTTTTAAAATTTGATTATCTGCGTTAAATCTAAGATATGGTTTTAATGCCAAAAGTTTTTCACGGGTATCGATCCATGTTTTAAGTGCTTGCCAAGTGATAAGATCATAACCAACATTACCTAGTAAATGCCCAAAGTATGCTTGCTGTCCAATTGTATGTTCAATGGTGAAAAGTGTATTCACGCCAGAATTGTTTCCTTCTTCGTATGAAAAGACATCAATTACCTTTCTATATTGATTCATATCATAATCCCACCCTGCGGAATTTTTTAATGCACTAGCTACAGGAGAAAATGTAGAATTGCCAGTTTGCATTGTGCTAACCGCTGGGGTTTGCGTTGTAGAATTGTACATATCAGGTGTGATATTAATTAATTTGTCAATTCTCAACCCAACACCAGTTTGGTATAAATCTGATCTGAAGATTAGATATTCTTCGGTTGTACCTGCAAATTTTGTAAAGAATTCACATGCTAAATCGATGTTTTCATAAATTTGTTCCGCTGATAATTCAACCTGAACCAACGGCTCACCCATTACTCTTCTTATTCTTTGAGCTAAAAGATCATAAGTGGTAACCTTTGGTGAAAAGGTCATTGAACCGTGAAAACTATTTGGTAGTACTGTATCCATTAACAGTACTTATCTTTTTTTAATCTAGTTTAGATTAAAGCATCCCAAAATATTTGACTGTTATACTGTTGATATAAATCTAAACCTATGTATTCAACACAATTTGTTGTGGTTTTTTCTAATTGTGGTTTAACCTTGTGTAGGTTTGGTAAATCGGTTGCCAAGTCATTATAAACTTCTGTTTGTTGAATTTGTTGAAAATTGTGTTCAAACTTTGGAAGTTCAAAAAAGTTATAAATTCTTTTAAGTTGTGATTTTGGATTATTACAAAATAGATTGTAATCCACAAAAAGTAAACGATCTTCATATCCTGTTATAAGTGCATCTTTTAACATTGCATGACTTAGTCCAAGGATACCATCAGGGGAAGAATAATACATTGCTCTGGCTGCAACTGTATTTGCACCGTTTAATTCGGGTGCAACTAATTTTGTTGGATTATCTTTCCTTATTCGTTCAAATGATGATAGAATCTCTGCTGGATTTCTAACTGGGCATAAGATTTTCACTTTTTGTTGAAGTAAATTTTCCAAAAGTGGGATTTTTGAAATCCACATTCTATCTTTATCAAATATAATATCCTTTGTGGATGTTTTGTGATAACTTTCAAGAATGCCCTTTAAAACGTTTAAACGAGCGTATTCATTGGGATATTCTCTATTTGCTTCAATATTATTCCAATTGCTTTGTACTGCATTTAAAACTGATGCAAGTGAACTTACTGAAACACCATCAACTTTAGTATTTTGTTTTAAAATGTTTATCATCATTGTTGCACCGCTTCTTGGTAATCCAGCAACAAAATGTAAAGTCTTCATATGTTTAACTTAATAGATTTTTTGGTTTTTTCAACTTGAATTTTTTTAATAGTGCGCTTTCTATTTTTGTAAAAGTTTCTTCCCATTTACTAAATGTTTTTTGTCTAAAAATCTTAACATTATCCTCATACCAAGGACTACTATCTTTTCCATATGCCCAAATATGATATGGTAATATTGGAGTTATTACCCATGTTGGTATGCCCATTGCACCTGCTAAATGAGCAATACTTGTGCAAGAAGTTATTACTAAGTCTAAATTTTTAATAGCTGCTGCGGTGTCTTCCCATGAAATTAATAGATGTTGCAAGTCAGTAATATCATTTGGTAATTCCATCGTATCTGTATCCCTTTGGAGAGAATAAAATTGTATATGTTTATATTTTTTAAGATCAATTAATTTATTAGGTGGAAATATCCTAAATTGTTGATGTTCAAATTTTGTATTTCCACTCCACCTAATACCAACTTTGTATTTGTTTGAATTTATTAAATTTGCCCACTGAGAAACACTTTGTTTATTTGGTTTTATATAAGGTTTATTTGGTAGGTTTTTAAAATCATAACCAAACAACCAACAACAACTAAACGAAGGAATCCAATAGTCGTGTTTTGTAGTTTTAATATCATTATAATTCACATAACCCTTCACACCATCAACTCTCAATAGCAAACTTTTTAAACTTGGGTCACAACATATCAGGCATTTACCACCTCTGTTTTTAATATCCCGTGCAAACCTTACATGAATAATTTGATCTCCCAATCCACCTTCAAGATTTAAAATCACCGTTTTGTTTTTTAAATTTTCTTGATCCCAAATAGGTTTGTCAGTTGGTATTTTTCTATTACCATAAACATTTAAAAATCTACCTGCTTCTAATGATTGAAACCCTTCCTGTAATTTGCCTTGGTTAATTAAAAACCATCCCCTGTTAAATTTATGTCTCAAATCGTTAGGGTCTTGTTTCTCTAATTTTTGAGAAATTTTCCATGCTTCACGAAATCTACCTCTTACCATTAAGTTAAGCTGTTGATCTATGAGATGCATCAATATAGTATACTACAAAGTATCTATTTTGCAATTAAATTGATAATCCACTAGTATGAGATAATCCAGCATTTACATTAAACCATTTGTTATTACCAACTATTACAGGTGAGGATTTGTTTGTGGTTGTACCATCACCCAATTGACCAGAATCATTTTTACCCCATGCATATAAAATGTCGCTTGTTATTGCTGCGGAATGTAAATTACCAGCACTTATATTTGACCAAGATAAATTACCTATTGCTACTGGACTAGATTTATTTATTGTATTAGAGTTTCCCAACTGACCAAAATTGTTTAATCCCCATGCAAATAGATTTCCATTTGTAAGAGTTGCCAATGTATGATTACCACCTAAACTAAGTGCCAACCAAGTATTAGTACCAATTTGAACTGGAGAAGATCTTGTTATACTGTCATTTGTTCCCAACTGACCATAGTTGTTTGACCCCCATGTTTTTAAATGGTTATTTGTATCTATTGCTCCCGAATGATACCCACCAGCTTCTGATGTAGTCCATTTATCCGCACCAATTTGAACGGGGCTACTTACGTTAGATGTTGCACTGTTTCCTAACTGTCCTTGTTGCCCAAGCCCCCAAGCATATAAAAGATTGTTTGAATCTATTGCTATATTATGAAATTTTCCACTGTGTACTTCAGACCAAACGTTGGAATTAACCTGAATAGGGGATGATGTATTATCTGTTGAAAAATTTCCAAGTTGACCGTTTGAATTTAATCCCCATGCAAATAAAATACCATTGCTATTAATAGCAACTGTGTGTTTAAATCCTGCACTTGCATTCAACCAGTTTCCTGTTCCTATTTGAACGGGTGATGATCTATCAGAAATATCATTTGTACCAAGTTGTCCACTTTGATTATATCCCCATGTAAATAATTTATTGTCTGAACGAATCGCAACACTATGATACCCTCCAGATTTTATCACTCTCCATGATAATGATCCGAGTTGAACTGGTAATGACTGATTGTAATTTCTACCAAGCTGTCCAAATTTATTAGATCCCCATGTTTTGAGAGAACCCGTACTGAGTATACCAGCACCATTATAACTACCAGCACCAAGTTTATTCCAATTTGAATATGTTCCAATTTGAACTGGAGATGATCTTGTTAT